CTAATATGAAGCGTTCTTGCAGCAGAGCTATACAAAGAAGCTGAAAGTGTCATAGCTTCTGATGTAGCAGGGCCACCACTCATGTTAGCAAACTTATTAGCTGTAGCTGGCAAACCATTTTCAATAATATAAAGAGGTGTGTTAGCTGTAATTGTTACAGCAGAACCGCCATCATCCGCAATAGCTTTTTCATCAATGATTTGCCCACCACCTGCGGAAGTACCTAAATCAAAATCAATATCATCGCCTGATGCACCAGCAGTAACTAAGTTACCGTTAGCAATCATAATAAGATTTTTGATTGAAGTGTCAGCAGGTTGAGTAAAACTTACATCATAAGTAGCATCAGCAGTTACAGCAATAGTGCCTGTAGTGGCAGAAGTCGCTGAAGTAATTACGTTATCTGATAATGCACGAACATCTGCAACAGCAGCAGAGTCCCTCCCTGTATTTCTAATGTTTACAACTGGATTTGCCATATTAATCTCCGTTTAGTTTTTTAATTAATTCGTATTGTTGTTCAATTTCTTTTTGTTGTTTTTTTAATCTATCCTTTTGTTTAGATATTTTAGATCTTTTTTCAAATTTAATTCTCAATACCCAAACTCCTGATCTACTGGTGTGTAGGCTTGTTCCATTCTCATATGACGCAAATTAGACAGAGGATCATTTATTCTAGGTCTTGACATTATTAAATATCTTAAAGCATCATATGCGTGATCTTGTGCATGAGTATCTACATCTTCAGGATTACTTTTATCTAATGGTATACTTTGCAACTCACGAATTAAATTAGGACACGTATTAAATATTTGTATTCTTGGTCTTCCGCTTGGTAATACTTTTAAATATTCGTGTATTTGTATTTTACCTTGTATTCTATTTTTATCGGCCCTACGAAGCTTGTGACCTGCACGAACAAGCGTTTCTCCAACTGTAGGGCCTGTTGTTCCTGTTCTATTCCATGCCGCTGTATCAAGTACACCTGCAACGGATAGAGGATCTTCTAATTCCATTTGAGTAATTACACCAGCTAAATCTACGCCTGTCAAGTTCTTTTGGTATAATTCTCTATAAATAATAAGAGTGCCATCAGAAGAATCTACAGTAGCCCAAACACAAGCTGATTCTGATGCATACCCATAGTCAATACCTTTTACTCTTTCCCAGTGTATTGGTATTTCAAATGGAGGTATTACATGGACATTTACATCAAACTCAGTAAATGCTGCACCTTCTGATATATCCCAATTCCCATCTAATAACTGCCTACGTTGTACTTCAGGCAATGCTCTTAACATCTGCTCGTAGCGACCATCCTTAGATAAAAACGGATTGTCTTGTAGTCTAGCAGGAATAAACTTTCGAGTCAAGCCATCTGAACCCTTAAAAGATTCATTAGGTACACAGGGGTCAATATACCTTTTTTTAACCCATTGTGCGCCTATACCTCCGGGGTTAGCTGTACAACGTAGGTAAGGGACAATGCTTGGATCAGTAGTCCTTAGTCGAGATGCTAAATAGTTCCACCCAAATTCTGTTGGCAGGTGGGTAATCTCGTCAAAGCCAATCCAAGAATATGCTTGCCCCTGATAACGGTACACATCTGCATCCCTTTCTAGGAATCCAAATTCAATCTTAGCCCCACTAGGAAAGTTCCATAGCTTTTCTACTTCTCTAAATTTACAACCCGGAAAAGCTTTAGGATACAACTCTCTAGATTTATCTATCAATTCTCTAAGTTCTGGCATAGACCTTCTAAGTATTAAGGCTCTATGCGCTTCTTTGTGGCAATATCTTAGCGGATCAACTAACATCGCATAAGATTTACCACCACCTGCCGCGCCTCCGTATAGTACGTCTATTTCGCCAGCAGCTAAAAATTCTGTTTGTGGCCCCTCATTAGGGTGAAATACAATATTATCTTCTGTTTCTTTTTTTAATTGTTTAGGTAAAGATTTAATATCTTCAACTATCTTTCCTACTTTAGCAGATTCTGTACCTTCTAATTTAGAAAGAACTTCTTTTTTATTTTTTGTAGAACTTTTAAGAGCATTTAACTTTTGTCTTGTTTGTTCTATCTTCTTTTCTTTTAATCTTATATCTTTTCTAGCAGCTATTTTAGCTTTTGTTTGACTATGATAATTGTAGCCTCTAGATTTAGAACCTTTAGGTCTACCACCTTTTTTGCGTGGAGTCCCATCTGCTTTAAGTTTAAAGTTACCTTCAGAGTCTGTCAAGTACTTTGAAGGATTTATATCCCAATCATTCATTATCTACTATCTTCTTTAATCCCATATGACTTAATTTACGACCAGTTTTATGTTCTATCCACATAGATCCTTCTCGTAAGGAAATAGACTGATCTTTTATTAAAGGTTTTATTTCTTCAAGAACCTTTAATTGCTCTGGAATTTCTTCTAAGTATGCAGAATCCTCTTCAGATAATTTATATCCAAAAGGTATAGTTGAACTTTTACGCTTGTACATCTATTATAACTTCTTCCTTTGCAGGTAGAACAAAGATGCCTCCGCTTGATTTATGGTTTACGTCTAATCGATCAGTTTTTCCTAATCCAATGCGATCTAAAATAGTTTGTGCAGCTTGTAATCTTATATTTGCTTGTGGTACTGGAGTATCAGATTCCATAACATCTACAAGTTTCATTGCTGCTTTAGGTGCAGATTGTGCTAATATATTAGAGGCCAAGTCTATTATTTCAGTTTTTAATGCTTTTGTAACTTGCCAATGGGTATTAGCTGCGTAACCTGCTTTCTCAGCCGCTAGTTTAGGATCACCTCCTGTTTCTATCAGACAGTCCAAGAAGCTTTGTTGTTTCGTTGTCAACTCTTTTTTCATTTTTTATATTATAGTACCTAGTTTACATTTTGTCAAGAAATATATTGACAAAATAGAAAATAAACTCTATAATATTGTTTAGACCCACCGGGGTCATATATGTATATATAGCCACTTTAAAGACTTTAAAGGCGGCATCAAAACTAGTTTACATCCATTTTGACTAAAAATGTATATGAATTAGTATATATATAGGGTACCCCCCATGGCATCCTGCCTACCTCTATAGTCTCTAAAGGTCTCCAAGGCTAATCTCTGTGAGATCTCTCTAGTTCTTTCTAGTTTACAAAGTCATATAGACTCTTTAAAGACTTACTAAGTTTTATAACTAACCTCTCCATATCCTTCCTAGTATAATAATAATACTAATTACTAAGCCATACAATACTGATATAAAAATACCAAAGTCCGGCCAGCTTGTCAAGCGATTTTTTTTTCTGCTCGATTGGCATGGTCGAACTGGCGATTTTCACCCTTTCGCACGGAGATCCTGCGCATAATGCGCGCTAACTCTCACACGAAGGGAGGTTGACAACTTCTGCCGACCAGCGTACCTTGGAAATGGCTCGGCGGTGCTGGGCCTTGTTTCTTAAATAACAGAACCAATAGGAGTTCTTATGACTGATACAATCGCTAATGAGTTCGTTTCTGACTATAAACTTGGTAAGTTGTCTAACCAAATGGCTTACATTGTCACTGAAAAGCATGACTTACCAAAGTATCTGGTGAAGGCCAGAGGTAAATCAGGAAGACTCTCAAAGAGAATCTTTGCCTCGATAAAGGCTCTGACCAACGGCAATGTACCACAAGTAGTCCTCGATGCACTCTTCAAAGACAAGCAGCTTCAAACTCCGTTTGCAATCAAAGTTATGTCCACAGTGAAACTGGACGATTTAAAACCAAAAGCGGTTATTAAATCACAACCAAAGCCAGTTCAAGAGGTTGCGAAGAAAGCAGTAATAGCAAAGAAAGACTTGTCTCTCAAAGAGAAACACGAGTTTATCAAGCTCCTCAAAGAGTTAGATCTTGACGATCTTGACTAATCGCTAGGCTCAACTCGGCCCCCTTCGGGGGGCTTTTAAAACTAATCAGGAGAATAAAATGGATAATGTCAAAGATTTACCAAGCTGTGAAGATTGTAGTAAAAATTATATTTCTATTAAAACTACTAGTAATGGGTGGACTGAACCATTAGAGTTTGACCATATGTGTGATAGTTGTTTTAAAGTATTTTATAATATTAAAGACTAGGAGAATCTATGAAAATTACACTCAGAAAATTAGGTAATAATTGGGGTAATACTTATTATAAACCAGTATGTGAAACTGGTAAGCTATTAGTAAGTCTTACTAAGAATCAGAATTTTACAAGAGAAACTTTAGATATAGTTAGACAACTAGGGTATTCTTTTGAATTAGAAAAACAAGAGATAGATTTCTAGATGAACTTAATAGTTATCTTAATAGGTCTATTAAGTTTATTTTTATTATCATATAATAGTATTATTATAATGATGATATTAGTTATCTTAATTAATGTAGGAGCTTATTGTGCAAAATCTAATTGATTGTTGTAATGTATGGTCTGAAGCTATCTTTGATGGTAGTGATGAAGAGCGTGACAAATTCATGGCCGATGTGATAAAGTTGGCACTGAAGCATGGCTTCGAGTATGTTGACCAGTTCTCGGATTCTTTTTGTAAAGTAATGGAGGAAGAAATTCATGGCTAATTTTTTATGTGGTTTTGGTTTGGCGATTGCAGTTTTTTTATTAGGTACTGAATGGATGTATGGTATTGTTCCAAGAAAAGAATTTTATATAATATTCTTATCTGGATTTTTAATTGGCTGCTGTGGCTGGTATGCTTGGATAGAAATTGTCGATACTTATTTAAATAAAAAGGAGAATAAATCTTGGTAGATCAACAAACAATTAGAGCAGTTATGCTTTTAATAGAGTCTACTATACTTGAACTACAAAGTAAAGGGAACAACATAACTTTGATAGATGAAGGTAAGAAAATAATGTGCGATGAAGTTATCAACGTACTAATAAAAGAAATTGAGGGCAATTTAAATGATTGATGATTATGAAATTAGTATTAAAGGTTTGAAAAAACTAGTGTCTAATAAAAAGAATAGAGAGAAACTAGCTATGCTAGGCTACAAAAACTTTAATGTATGCATTGAATGTGGTTTGGCTAATGCTTTTATTAAAGTAGATAACGGTGCTGTATGTCCAGAACATTATGGATTTGTAAATGATTCTAATATAAAAGTCGCTTGACAAGGGACGAGGCTTGGCGTTAAGCTAGGCCCCATCGAAGCAGCGAGCTTAATTATAAGTACCTACTGCCCCCTTAATGGGACTCGCTATCTAAAAAGAGCAGTTTAAGTGACGTTAGTAACACTTCTTCTAAAACTTCTGGAGAATTATCTTGGATAATATAGTTAATATGTTCGGATCTAGTGCAATCACTACTGAGTTTCCTCAAGGATATGGCGATGCTGACTTTGAAGTATTGACAGCAATACCATATTATACGGCTGTCTTAAATGACGGTTCCGATATTGAGATAGCTCAGAATAAAAAGAAAGTTTATTTTAGGACTGATACTGGTCTTGAGTTAGGGACACATGGTCAGCGATACAAGCCAGTACATCATAAAGATATGATAGACAGCACTCGCTCAATTCTTAAAAGATCTTCTTTAAATTTAGAAGGGCTAGAAGAAACCATTACTGTTGGAGAAGATGGTGCAGTATGTTTTGTTAGACACCTGTTACCAGAACATACTATTACAACTCCATGCGGTGATACTGGGGAGCTTACATTTCTTGCAGTCAACGCTTATAATTCTAAAATGGCTTACTGGCAATCAGTTGGTATCCGACAGTCTGCTTGCTTGAATGGTCAAGTATTTACAGCAGGGGCCGCTAGTGTTTATAAAAATAGGCACACCATGTCTTTAAATTTAGAACACGCTGCTAATATTATAAGCAATGTTGTAGGTATCCTCGACCAGCAAAATACCATATGGCATAGATGGTACGAAACTAAAGTCAGTATCTCTCAATTCTTTAGTATTATTGCAGAGTTGGCAGGTTCTAAAAAAGCATTACAGCTTTTGAAAGAAGGACAAAGATGGGACGAAACTTTAAATGATAGTGCGGTTTATAATAACAAAGCATTAGTATATATGCTTAGTAAATACACTTCTGACTATGCTCCTAGACTTGGACACAATCTTTGGGCTGTCTATAATGTATTGACCGATTGGTCTAGTCATTATGGGCCATCTCCTACCAAAGCCAAGCCAGTTGTTGATATGCCTATGGTAAACTACAAGAACTCTGAAAAGGTTAGAGAGGTTATCTCGACTAATTCATTGTTTAAAATAGCTGCCTAATTTCTCCTGAAAATCCTGAGCATGATATAAAACTGCTCACTTTAAATTTATAGGTGATATTATGAAACAAATAACTCTTGATGCTAAGGATGCTACACCATCTGAAGAAGGCCCGATAGATGAGATGGTTCTTGATTTTTTAATTGATAGAGGTATAATGCCATCTAGTTTTAGGTGGAAACTTGTGATTGAATATGAGGAGAATACTAAGTGAAACGCACTAGAATACACATTAATCAGCATAATATAAAGTATAATAGCAGAGCTACAGGTGATATGAAACCTGTGATAACAGCAAAGGATTATACTCAAAATAGAAAAGGTAATCATGTAGAAATACTTGATGGTAGAGGCAAGACTGTAGCTAGAGTTATTTATTCTCCTGATAAACCTTTAGACTGTGGAGCTAAGTGTTGGATCGAAACTTGCAATGAAGTATTGGTGTGGTAATATGAATAAAGAAATAGAAACACAAAGACATATAGAAATTTTTTTAGACTACTGGATTTATTACAGGGATAGTGAACCTTATATGCCAGTTTTAAGAAGTAATCAAAAAGATTTTAAAAAGGCTTTAATAGATTTTGTTGAGCTTGAAATTAAAACTAGGGAGGAACAATGAGTGCAATAGATCCTAATTCAGAAATGATGGAAGCATTAGATGATGCTTGGGCGAAACATTGGGCTTTTAATTATAGCTCTACACCAAATCGTAAATTGTTTTATAAGTTTGCTAGATATTTAAGGCACGAACATGATGATCACGATATAAGAGCGGAGATAGATACTATAATTTCCAATCACTTCCCAGAGTTTTTAAACTACTTAATAGGAAACTAAATGTCTAAGAAACACTATGTAGCAATCGCTAACATTTTAAAACAAAAAGGAACAGATATAGATACTATTAAAGCATTAGCTCAAGTCTTTAAAGCCGACAATGCTAGATTTAATACTGATATTTTTATGGAGGCATCAACAAATGACTGTGCATGAAGAAACTTTAGAACTTAAAAGGTTTTTATTAAATCCAAAACGTAGCGATAAGTTTACTGTATGGCTACATATTGGTCAAGGTTTTAGACCTTACTATATAGAAGTAGGGAATAAAAGAGGCACTTTAAAAGCTGAATCCAGTAAGAAAATAACTATGACTATCAATAAGTTAAAGGAAGCTCTTGCTGCTCAGTACTGGAGTGCTGCTAGATTAGATGCTACTATTAAAGCATGGCAAGCTGGCAAAAGACGTAGAAGTAAAGGATGGGAAAAAGATTACGCTTGACAAGCTGCTTTTGACCTGATAAGATTTGCAAACATCACAAACGGAGGTATATTTACATGGCTGTATTAGAAGGAACTGCATATTGGGCTTTTGTTAAAACGCCTAACACTAAGTTTGAACCTGCATACAGTGTCAATCTTATAGTTGACAACGAGACTGCATCTGACTTTGAGGATAGGGGTTTTGCTGTAAAGCAAATGGATGAAGGCCCTGCTATTGTCATTAAGCGTAAAGTTAATGGCCCTAATGGTATGATCCGTAAGGCTCCTGAACTTATAGGCAGAAACCTAGAACCGCTTGATGTTAATGTAGGCAATGGTTCTAAAGTTAAAGTTAAGTACAACGAGTGGGAATCTACTTGGAATGGTAGGCAATATAAAGGTTTAGACTTTGTTAAGATGCAAGTTGTAGATCTTATTGAATACAATCCAGATAATGATGACGATGAGTTTACTGCATTAGAAGAAGAGGTAGCAGATATATGAGTGATCTAAATAAAGTGTTTAGGTTTGAAGGTAAGAACTATGATGTTTCAAAACTTGGTTCTGAAGCTCAAGCATCTTTCGTGACTCTTGCTGAATTACAGCAGGGGTCACTAAGGAGAGCCGAACTAGAATACAATGTATTCAAAGCAGCTCAAGCTAAACTAAATGAAGTTATAGTAGCAGCCTTAGTTGATGATGCTATAATTGAGGAGCCTGAACCAGAACAAGAAACCTAAACTTAATAAGGGCTATTATCAAGTAGCCCTTTTTTTTATTTGCAATATGGAGGTTTTTATTTATGCCCTTTGTTAAATTCCATCTGCCCTGTACTAAATGTGGTGGTAGCGATCCTGTATCAGTTGACCAAGATGGGAACGGTTACTGTTTTAGTTGTCAAACATATTTACCAAACTATGATGGTGACTCGACTAATGTGTCTGATTTTAAAACATACCAGAGAAACTCTAAAATGACTAGCTTTGAAGAAGGTTCCTTCCAAGAATTAAAAGATAGAAACATATCTTTAAATACTGCTAAAACATATGGCGTTAAATCCGATGACAATCATCACTACTATCCTTACTACATATCTAATGAGATGGTATCGACTAAGGTTAGAACTTGTAAAACTAAAGAGTTTATTTGGAGAGGCTCTGCTAAAGGTGTAATGTTATTTGGTCAACAATTATTTTCGGGTGGCGGCAAGATGATTACACTTACAGAAGGTGAGTGCGATGCTATGGCTGCTTATGAAATGTTAGGTTCTAAGTATGCTTGCGTATCTATTAAGAATGGTGCTGGCGGTGCATTGAAAGATGTTAAAGAAAACTTAGAGTTTCTACAGTCTTATGACCAAGTTATCATTGCCTTTGATAGTGATAAGGTAGGGCAAGATAATGCAAGAAGAGTTGCTAGGATTTTAAAACCCGGATCAGCAAAGATATTAACTCTGCCTACAGGAATCAAAGATCCTAATGATGCACTCAAGCAAGGCAAACACAAAGCATTTGTAGCGTCATGGTGGGAGTCTAAAACCTATACACCATCTGGGGTAATGAATATTTCAGATCAACAAGACAAGTATCACAATAGAGAAAAGAAAGAGTGCATACCTTATCCTTGGGAGGGCTTGAATAATAAACTGTATGGCCTACGAAGAGGTGAATTAGTAACCCTTACTGGCGGTACTGGTCTTGGTAAGTCTACAGTTACAAGAGAATTAGAACACTGGATTATAAATCATACTGAGGATTCAGTTGGCATCATGGCTTTAGAAGAATCATGGCGTAGAACTGTTGATGGTATTATGTCTATTGAAGCTAATGCTAGGCTCTACATAGATCAAGTACGAGAAGAGTATTCTAAAGAACAGTTAGATGAAATCTTTGGTAAGGTTTATCTAGGTGACAACAAAGATAGAGTGTGGGTTCATGCTCATCTCGGCATCCATGATATTGATGAGATATTTTCTAAGTTAAGATTTATGATAGTCGGCTGCGGTTGTAAATGGATTATTGTAGACCACTTGCATATGCTGGTTTCTTCTTTATCAGAAGGCGATGAGCGTAGAGGTATTGATAATATAATGACTAGGCTTAGATCTTTAGTTGAGGAAACTGAAGTAGGACTTATACTTGTAGCACATCCTAGACGTATAGATGGTAACAGAGGACATGAGAATGGTGCTGAGATTAATCTTAGTCATCTTAGAGGTAGCCAAAGCATAGCTCAATTATCTGATTGTGTATTAGCTTTAGCTAGGAACCAAATGTCTGAGGATGAAACAGAAGCTAACAAAACAAAGCTATTAGTTTTAAAATCTAGATACACTGGTGACGTTGGACTCGGTTCTATCTTGTCTTATGATGGAGAATCTGGTAGACTAACAGAGGTCTTTGATAATGGAGAGGATGACGATGATGATTTTGATGACATACCTTTTTAGGAGTATTAATGAATCTTGTATTTGATATAGAAACGGATGACTTAGATGCTAGTATAATCTGGTGTATAGTTGCTTTAGATGTAGATACAAAAGAAGTACATACGTTTAATCCTTCTGAGATAGATGAAGGGATTATGTTTCTTTCAAAAGCTGATAAATTGATTGGACATAATATTATTGGATTCGATATTCCAGTTATTAATAAATTAAAAAATGTTAATTTGTTTGATAAGAAAATAGTAGATACTCTTGTATTATCTAGACTGTTTAATCCAACAAGAGAAGGCGGTCATAGCTTAGAATCTTGGGGTTATCGTTTGGGCCATAATAAACTAGAGTTCAAAGAGTTTAAAGAATACTCAAATGAAATGTTAACTTATTGTATTAATGATGTTGAACTAAACTACAGAGTTTACAATAAACTTAAAGAAGAAAGCAGAGGCTTCTCTCAACAGTCTATAGAATTAGAACACGATGTAATGAAAATAGTTTGTCAGCAAAGAGAACATGGCTTTCTATTAGATGAACGGAAAGCTATGCTTTTAGTTTCAGAACTAGAAGAGAAACTTAATGAGACAACTAAAGAAGTTAGGAAGGTTTTTAAACCTAAAGTCGAAGAACATATGCTTCGCCCTAGATACAATAATGATGGTAGCCTATCTAAATTTGCAAACTGTAGACAGTTAAAGAAAAGAGTTAGATTAACTGAAGACGAATACAAAGAAATGTCTATATCTAAAAAAGTTAAACGATGTATTAAAACTGATTTTAATTTAGGATCTAGAAAGCAAATAGGTGAATACTTAATTGACTTTGGTTGGAAGCCTAAGAAGTTCACACCTACTAATCAACCAATGGTAGATGAAAAAATATTGCAAGGTATAAAAGATATACCACAAGCTACATTGATAGCTACTTATTTAATGTTGCAGAAAAGAATTGCCCAAGTTTCTTCATGGTTAAAAGAACTTAAAGATGGTAGAATACATGGGTATGTAAACCCTAATGGTACAATAACTGGACGCATGACACACTCTAATCCTAATACTGGACAGATTCCAAGTACTAGAGCCGAGTATGGTAAAGAATGTCGTTCTTGTTGGACAGTGCCAAAAGGTTATAAGTTGTGTGGTATTGATGCATCACAACTAGAATTAAGAATGTTAGCACACTATATGAACGATAAGGAGTACACAAATGAAATCATTAACGGAGATATACACACCACTAATCAAAAACTTGCGGGACTTAAATCAAGAGATCAGGCAAAAGTATTCATCTATGCCCTCTGCTACGGAGCAGGTTCTAGAAAGCTATCTACAATTCTTGGAGGAAGCGTCAAAGATGCAGAAAGAATTAGAGACAGTTTCCTCTATAATCTACCATCATTTAGGGATCTTAAAGACAGAGTTGGAAGAGCATCGAAAAAAGGATTCTTAAAAGGCATTGATAATCGAAAGTTAATTGTTAGATCTGAACACGCTGCTTTAAATACTTTGTTACAAGGTGCAGGTAGTATAGTAATGAAACAAGCATTAGTTTTATTTAACCACTACATCCGAGACTTGGATGCTAAAATAGTGGCTAACGTGCATGACGAATGGCAGGTTGAAGTAAAAGAAGATCAAGCAGAAGAAGTAGGTAAACGAGGTGTACAAGCAATTATAGATACAGCTCCAATACTAAAACTAAACTGTCCTTTAGATGGTGCATACAATGTAGGAGATAACTGGAGTGAAACTCATTGATATAAAATATAATGATGTTCGTAAAGCTAAGTCTTTATCTTTAGATTTAGGAGAGATAAATAATTCTATAACAAAAGGTAAAGGTAATATGTATGGTTTCTTAGGTGAATTAATGACAGCTAATTTTTTAGGAGTTGACCTATCTAATACTTATGATTATGATATAATCTACAAGGGTAAAAAAATAGATGTTAAAACTAAAAAAGTATCTACAGAACCTAAACCTTTTTATGAATGTTCTATAGCAAAATTAAATACGCACCAGAGATGCGATGTTTATGTCTTTGCTAGAGTATTAAAAGATATGTCTAAGGGGTGGCTGCTAGGTTATCTTTCTAAAGAAGATTATTTTAAAAGCGCAACACCTTTAAATAAAGGTGACATAGATCCTTCAAATAATTGGAAAGTTAGAACTGATTGTTTTAACTTACAAATTTCAAAATTAAAACCTATTGAGGAGTTAGTATGAAACAGAAGCACGAACCAAATAAAGTTGGAGATATGGCAGAGCATTATGCTATCACATGGCTATGGGATAAAGGGTATCATGTGTTTAAAAATTCAGGGTGTACAGGCCCTGTTGATATAGTAGCTATGAAACCCAATGGCGAAATTATATTGATTGATGTTAAGTCTTATAAAGATGGTAGGCTGTCGGCAAAGACCATGACTCAAAAGAAACTAGGAGTGCAGTATGTTCACTATAATTCTGAAACTAGAAAGTGCAGGTTTGTAAATCATAGAAAATGAAAAATTTAATAGAAGATATTTATAAAGCTATTGAGCCTCTATCTAGTGGAGAACCTATTGATATATCTACAGAAGAAATATATAAGACTGTAGATGATCTTAGAGAGGCTCTAATACATTGGGCTAAACCTAATGAAAGAAACAAAAAGTTTTCTTTACGAATGTCTAATATTGGTAGACCATCTAGACAGTTGTGGTTTGAAAATAAAAATCAAAATGAAACCACACTGTCAGCGTCTAATCAAATAAGATTTTTATATGGTCATATTCTAGAAGCAATAGTTCTAATGTTTGTTAGAATGGCAGGGTACAAAGTTACAGATCAACAGAAAGAAGTAAATGTTGACGGAATATCTGGACACATTGATTGTAAAATTAATGGAGAAGTTGTAGATGTTAAGACTGCATCAAGGCTTTCTTTTGATAAATTTAAAAAAGGTACAGTAGCTGAAGACGATCCCTTTGGTTATCTAGCTCAGTTATCTGGATATGAAAAAGCAGAAGGTACTTCGGATGGAGGGTTCCTTGTTATCTCTAAAGATAGTGGAGAGCTATGTTTTTATCAGCCAGATGATATGGATAAAGTAAATGTTAATGATAGAATTAGTAATTTAAAATCTGAATTATCGCTTGACAACCCGCCTCCTTTGTGCTACGATCCCATCCCAGAAGGCACAAAAGGTAATATGAAATTACCTCGTCAATGTTCATATTGTGAATATAAATATGAATGTCATAAAGATTCTAATGATGGTAAAGGGCTGCGTACTTTTAAGTATGCTAAAGGCTTAGTATACTTTACAGAAATAGTATCTGAACCTAAAGTTGAAGAAGTATGAATAGAAAAACTTGCAAGCTTATTAGTAGAAAGACTGAAGAGATATTAACTCATTGGCTTCTTTCTCTTATAGCTGAAGAAAAAGAAATTAAATATAAAGATGTTTACAAATATCTACCTAAACAAGAGTATTACTATAATATAAAAACTTTATATCTTAGTACATACTCTAAAAAGTGGGTTAGAAAAAACCTTAAAAAAATGTATAAGGCAGGTATAGACATAGCATCTATTGATTATAATTATTTTAATAATAACTACAAAGATTATTCTACATGAAAGTTAAATCAGGAAGAAGAAAAAAAAGAGCGGTACGTCCTGTAGAAAAAAACTTAGTTACTGGATATGATTCTAATTGGGAATATCTTTTACATCAAGGGATTCTTAAAGATTGGGAACACCATAAAGAAAAGCCAGTAGAATATATTGTAGAACACAAATACAATCCAGACTTTGTTCGCTTAATAGATGGTAAAAAAATCCTTTTAGAATCTAAAGGACGTTTCTGGGATTACTCTGAATATAGTAAATATGTTTGGATTAAAAAAGTACTACCCCCTGATGTAGAGCTTGTGTTTCTCTTCGCAGAACCTAATGCTCCTATGCCAGCCGCTAAAAGACGTAAAGATGGAACTAAAAGAAGTCATGCTGAATGGGCATGGGCTAACGATTTCAAATGGTATAGTGTAGATACTATACCTGAATCTTGGATAGATGAAACTGCAAGAAATAAGGAGACAACTGATGAGCAGTATTGATGACGCAACACCTCAAGAGTGGGATGAAATGAATGCTAGAAGGATTGAAGAAGAAGAGCCTTTAAGGAAAGGCCCATCTACTCTTGGTAAAACTTATTCTAAACTTATTAATAGTGCTATGGTAGATAACATAAATAATCCAGAACACTATAATCAAGGTGCAGTAGAATGCATAGAAGCTATAGAGGCTATGCTATCTCCTGATGAGTTTATAGGGTACTTACGAGGTAACTCTTTAAAATATAGATGGAGGATGAGATATAAAGGTTCCCCTATAGAAGATCAAAAGAAAGCTGCTTGGTATGAGAATAAACTTATAGAGTTTTGGATGGAGAATAAAGATGACTTGGGACAGGAAAGCGGAACGTAAAGAACGCTTTAATAAAAAAAGTAAAGGCAAACACAAACAACACCGCAAGGAACAATTAAGAAAAAAGGACGGTTTAGATGGTATCAAAGACCTCAAATAAAAAAGGTAAACAATTCTATTTAGGAATTGAAATTGATTACGACAAAGAAAAAAACTTAGATAATTTTTCTTTGGACACACTTAAAGATAGATATTTTTGGAAGGATGAAACTCATGCTCAAGAAGCTTTTGCAAGGGCCGCTACATATTGTTCAACTTATAAAGGTGTTACTGATTTCGATCTTGCACAAAGACTTTATAACTACTCAAGTGATCATTGGTTTGGGTTTAGTACTCCTATACTTAGTAACGCAGGAACTAGTCGTGGCCTCCCTATTAGCTGCTTTCTTAATTATGTTCCTGATTCAAGGTCTGGTTTATCTGATCATTACGATGAAAACATTTGGCTTGCAAGTGGAGGTGGAGGCATCGGTGGATCTTGGTCTAGTGTTCGCAGCAACGGTACTAGCACTTCTAACGGTAGTCAGTCTACTGGTTCTATCCCTTTCATGCATATTGTAGATTCTCAAATGTTAGCCTTCAATCAAGGTGTAACTAGGAGAGGATCGTATGCTGCTTACATGGATATACAACATCCAGAAGTAGAAGAGTTTATTAATATGCGTAAAACTACTGGAGGTGATCTTAATCGTAAATGTTTAAATTTACATAACGCAGTTACTATTAATGATAGCTTTTTAAAAGCAGTACAAGATGATACTGAGTGGCGTTTAATAGATCCTAAATCTAAAGAAGCTATTAAGATACTCCCTGCTAGAGATCTGTGGTGGCAAATCATAAATACCAGAGCAGAAACAGGGGAGCCTTATATCGTAAATCTTGATCGCTGCAATGAAGCTTTACCTACACAACAAAAAGATTTAGGATTAGAAGTTAGTCAGAGTAATCTTTGTTCAGAAATAACTCTACCTACTAATGAAGAACGAACTGCCGTGTGTTGTTTAAGTTCTGTTAATCTAGAGTACTTTGATGAGTGGGTTAAAGATGATAATTTTATTGATGATTTAATTACAATGCTAGATAATGTCTTAGAACATTTTATTGAACACTCAGTCGATACTAATGCTCTTGGAAAATACAACGCAAACTACGAGAGGTTTAAAAATTATGTTAAAGAATCCAATGAAGGGTTTGTTAAAGCCGCTTATTCAGCGTATAGAGAACGTGCGATTGGGCTTGGAGCGATGGGTTTTTGCAGTTACTTACAGCGCAATAGAATCAGTTTTGAAAGTATGTATGCCACAAGTTTCAATCATAGAGCCTTTTCACACATTAAGCAAAGAGCTAGGGATGCTAGTAAAAGACTTTGTGCTGAACGTGGGGAGGCTCCTGATATGGTCGGTAGCAATCTTCGTAATTCTCACTTGTTGGCTATTGCTCCTAATGCCAGTTCTAGTATTATATGTGGTGGAACTTCTCCTAGTATTGAGCCACAAAGGGCTAACATATTTACCCACAAAACTCTTACAGGTTCTTATAAGGTTAAGAACAAATACCTTAGAAATATTCTCAAAAATAAAGGGTTAGATAATGAAAAAACTTGGCGCGATATTGCTGCTAATGAAGGGTCTATTCAACATATTGAAGAACTATCTGAAGAAGAAAAAGAATTATTTAAAACCGCGCCAGAATATAACCAACTATGGGTCATTGAACACGCACAACAAAGACAACAATACATCTGCCAAAGTCAAAGCGTCAATCTTTTCTTTAGTTTTCCAAAGGCTACGGAATCGCAGGAAGTCCATGATCTTTATCTTGATTATGTTAATAGTGTACATTGGGCTGGAGCTACTAAGCTCAAGTCTTTATATTATTTAAGGTCAGATGCTGCTAGATCTACAGAGAATGTCAACTTAAAAATACCAAGAATAAATTTAGAAGATATGGAGTGTCTTAGTTGTGAAGGTTAAACTATTGTTATTTATATTATTAACTGGCTGCTCCTCTAATAACAGTGCGCCAGTATGGGACTATATGACCCCAGAAAATCTTAAATGCCGCTTTAAAGAAGAAATAAAAATATGCGAACGTATAGGTTCAAAGATAATTTGCGAGTGTTATGTATAATGAAAGATAAAATATTTGAATCTGAATTAGAAGAGGTCGTTAAGTATTACAAATTAGCTGAAGAAGAAAGAAGACTTGAATTAAGAATATATAAAGTTAGGTGGGTGTGGTATCATACAATCCTAGCCGCAGGTTTAGGAGTTGTTATATATTTACTGTGGGAAATTAATAATAAATTAGGAGGCATAATATGAGCGTTGAAGATGCTCAATATTACATAAGCGAAACAAGACAATTTGTTAACTATTTAAAATTTAAATCAAGACCTTTTAATGAGAGTGTTTTTAATAGTTTTAAAATTAGGATGTGGTTAGACTACTGTGATGAACACAACAACATTACATCTGAACATATGTCCTTAGAAAGATACTGCAATAAATATAATGATTGGTTACGCGAGAAATATGAGGAGACTTTACAATGAATCCATACTTAAAAGCTTTAGAGCTGAAGTACGAAGCAGAAATTGAAATAATACAACTTAATTTAAAAAACTATTTAGATAATGCAGTAGCGGTAGCAGAGCATCCAGATATAGTGCAAGACATAGATGATCTTGTAGGGGCATTATCTACAGCACAAGAAAAATTAAACACAATACAAGGGATGAGCTAATGAGTTTAACAGCAACAAGAGATTATTATAAACCCTTCGACCATCCTTGGATGTTTGATTATTATGTTCAACAAAATCAAATGCATTGGTTCCCTGAAGATGTGCCGCTACATAACGATGTACAAGATTGGCAACACCTTAATGATAAAGAAAAGAATCTATTAACACAGATATTTAGACTGTTTACTCAATCTGATGTAGATGTAAGTACAGGTTATGTAGACAGGTACATGAAAATTTTTAAAAAGCCTGAAGCTCGTATGATGATGGGAGCCTTTAATAATATGGAATCTATCCATCAACACGCTTATAGTTTGTTGTTGGACACTGTAGGTATGCCTGAGTTAGAATATAAAGCTTTTGCAGAGTATGAAGCTATGTCAGATAAACACGCATACATTAATGATATTAAAGTAACAGAAAGAAATAAACAAAGTATAGCTAAAGCACTAGCGGTTTACTCTGCTTTTACAGAGGGTCTTCAATTATTTAGTAGCTTTATAATTCTTTTAAACTTCCCAAGATTCGGTAAAATGAAAGGCATGGGGCAAATTATAACGTATAGTATAAGAGATGAATCATTGCACGTTGAAGCTATGACTCAGTTATTCAGAGAATATATGCAAGAAAACATAGAGCTATGGACAGATGATTTTAAGAAAGAAATATATCAAGCCTGTAGAGAAATGGTAGACTTAGAAGATAGGTTCTTAAATCTTGTGTTTAATATGGGGGATATAAAAGGGTTAACAAAGAAAGAGATGAGCCAGTATATAAGATACATAGCTGATAGAAGACTATTACAACTTGGATTAAAACCTAACTACAATGTAAAAGATAATCCTCTTACATGGTTAGATGATGTATTAGGAGTAGAGCATCAAAACTTTTTTGAAGGTAGAGCAACGTCATACATGAAGGCGGGATTAAGAGGAGATGTTAGTAATGTTCAATTTGCGGAATTAATCCAATGAAAGAAGCTAACTTAATATCTTTTAAAGTTTTAATAAACTCTAAAGGTCAAGTAGTCACAGAGTTATCTGGACTCCCTGAAGAAAAAATAGATCAAGTATTTAAAACTAAACACGATAAAACTATGATGCGTAAAATTATAAAAGAAAGTAAAGTTAAGCTTGAAAAGATGCACTCATATTTAGAGGGGGAGCTAGAAGCTTTAAACTAAAAAATTTATAGTAGAAGAGTTCGATACATAATTATTTAATTTTACTTTCCCATCCGCAAACTCATAATAAATAGTTTTAAAAACTGTTTGTAATCTATGTTCCTGATGATTCTTTCTATCATATTTAACAACCTCAACATTATTATGTTTTGCCCAAGTATTAGTAGGCATTAAAGATGTTGTAGGCTCTATCACTCCACTACCTTTAAATGCATTTTATTTTTAGACATTATACGTTGACTAGTTTCTAAAACTACAAGAGAATGCTGATGCAGTAAAGCAAATAATCCTTTCTGTAATTCAGGATCACTCATGCTATTTACAGCTTGAGCCATATACGATACTACTTCAGCATTAGTTTTTAACACGCTTACTTCTGGCATATCACTCATAGAAAAAAAATCTTCCATACTCATACCTGTCCTCCGTCTTTCCATTTAACACGATGCGACCAGTAACGAGCTGAAAGTTTAGAAGGGTTAGGATCTTGTGCGTTATGCCTAGCATAGTATGATCTTTTTCGAGCTTTATCTTTTGCGCTCTTAGGATTCTTACCTGCCCCTCTAACGCCCTGTTGACCAAATCGAATTGTTTTTATTTTATCTCCTTGCTTGGCTACTACAACGTGGGATTTTGTAGGGTGCTTTGGAGTTCTTTTAGGTTTGTTATATCCTGAAACACCTGCCTTTGCTAGTCGAGGATCTTTTTTCTTTTTGGTTTTACTTCCTTTCTTATATGCTTCTCTCATTTCTTTCTATAGCTCCTTGTTTTCTTTGCAATCTTTTTAGGTTGCTTGCTATGCTGTTTACCTTTTTTGGTATCTTCTCGTTTTTTACGAGTAGTTGCAGCATATTCTTTAGAAGATAAAGCTTTGATAGCTTTTTCAGGCAAATACCTTTCTCCAGTTTTAGCACTAGGCTTACCAGATTTAGTACGCCACTTCTGTTTTGTCCAAGATTTTAAAGATCTTTGAGATTTTTTTAATGCCATTATTGAGTGTGCCTTTTATTTTGTTGTTGTTTAATTAGTTCCTTCAGTTCTTTTTTTGTCAGTATTTTCTGTTGAGTCTGTTTCATACCATTTTACTCCACGATAAATCCCTGATTTAACTTTTGAAGATTCTTTTATTTTTCCGTCATGCTTAAAGCCTCTGTAATATTCAGCCATATTATACCTCCAGTTAGATTGATAAACTTCATCAATGCGTTCCTTCGGCATTATATGCCTACTTCCGTCCTATAAGGATGAACGTAATTTATTTTTTATTTTTTCTTCGTATAGATTCTTTTCCTTGCTTTGCTATTTCTGCTTGTTTCTTTTTACCTGCTACTTTAGCCCTCTGCTCCATAACAGTTAGTATCTGTATTTTTCTGGCAAAAGGCTTTCTAATATTTTTCACCTTTCGTACTGTATCTCTAGCGTCTTGAACAGTTGCATATTTAATTCGTACAGTATCTTTAGGATTTTCATCCGTATATAATCTTCTACCACTACCTTTAGGTTTTTTACCAGTTCCTTTCTTTGGATCAGCCATTTATTTATATCCACCTCCAGCAGCTTTATATTGTTTAGCAAGCATCTGAGCTTTCCTAGCACTCCATTGTCCCGGCTTGCCTCCTTTAGATCCTGCTTTAATTTTATTGAATAATCTTTTTCGCATTGTCGGCTTAGTATAATTACCAGCTTGATTTACTTTTGATTTAGATTTTTTCTTTTTAACTGCCATATATTAATCCCAAAATTTAGTTGTATCAGGTACACTTATTGGTACACAATAAGCTGTAATGTTATGTTGTGATGGTCTTCTATCTCGGTAGTGTACGCTGCCATGCTCTACAGCGTGTGCAAAAGTATTGCAGCGGTACACATTTTTAAAATACCATCCTTGATTATCTAGTGTATTGCCATTTACAATAACTACTAACATAAATGCTAGTACTGTCATTTGAATATTGCTATAACCATTGCTATTATTATAGCAGATATTATTAAACCAATCCCACTTACTGAAGTCCAAACAAAAAGATCATGTAGTAATTGTTTTCTTTGTTTACGTTTTTCTAGCACAGCTCTAACTGATGCTTCATGTTGTGCTTTAGATTCTGCTATTACTTGAAAGTAATCATCTACAAATTTTTGATGATCTCTAGAAAGAACTGCCATATTTTTTAGCTCTTCGTGAAACCTATCCATTTGTCTTTTAGCCATAGCTAATTTCATAGCCTCTTGTGGTGTTAAAGGCTGTACTAATGACTCACGTTTTTCTATTTCATATTTTTGCATTCCTGAATTAATAGCTTGCATCCTATCTAATACAGAATTTATATGTCCTCCAGATTCTTTGACTTGTCCAATAAGACCATTAACAGCACCTAATGCCGCGCTTATAGCAGCTATTGATTCAAATATCATTTTTATTCTATGCTAAAAATGGTGTTAGACAAATTATAAATAACCAAAGCCACGCAAGTCTTGCTAAAGCTTTCGTCATCATGTTTTTTTAATCCTCCTTTTATTTTCTTCGCCATATCCTTATACCATATATTGCTGCAAATACTGCAAGTATTAACCACTGATACCAATCAGGAGTTTTACTTAATGCAGCAAACCCCGCTTCCACATACCCCACAGTTCCGGGTATGAATGAAAGAACTAAAGGGATGCTTAACAAAATTAAAACCCATTCATCTTTCCATCCTGAGTTTTTTATTTGTTCAAGCTCCCAAGAATTATCTAGCTGTTGACCTTTAAGGGCCATCTCTACTTTTGCTGTATGCCTAGCACTTTCTATTTCTAATGCCTTTACTTTTTCATCATGTTTCCGCTGGCTTCTATTATCAAAAGCTTCTACAACTTTACCACCTAAACCACCTATTATATTTCCTATAACACTCATTTTAATAACTCCATATCCAAGGGCGAGGCGAACTAGATGAGTGTGGTATAATATCTAGATGTATGAACCTGTTATTACCTTTTTGATTTATACCTATCCCTGTAAAGTTGTCTCGTATAGCGGCCTCTATTAAGATATAAGCATCATTTCCAGATACCCCTATATCTATAGCCTTGCCTGTCGTATGCGCCCCCGGAGCCTTCTTACGAGCTTCTATGGGGTGTTTTGGGCAACGATAACCAGAAGTAACAGGGAATGGAAAACCTAACTCTTCGCGTAAATTATCTATCTTAGCCATAAAGTATCCATCAATACCTTCTGCTCCACAGTGTTGACACTTTAGTTCATCTGCTGTAAAATATTTGTACATTTATAATCCTCTACCTGTCGCTGCTATTGAAACATAATCATATTCATCATTAGGATTAGGAGTCCTTATTCTGTTTAAGACTTGCGTTAATGTTCTTATTTCTTCTTTATCTCTAGGATGTCTTTTTAAACTAGTGTAATATTGAGAAACTTTTTCATCTACTATAGTATTACCACCTTCTTTTATTAACACTGGCTTACCTGCTCCATAAATACTTTGAAGTTTTAAATACTCAACTGCGTTACGAACTAGCTCATCATCATTACTAATACCAAGATCTCTAGCTATTTTACTTTGTTTTTTAAATTCTTTCTTTTTTTCTTCTGATGATAAAGTAGAAACATAATCAGCATAGTCTTCAATTTCTTGTTGATTAGAATCATTTTCAATTCTTTCTACTAAAGGACTAGTATTTTTATATCTAAATATTTTTTTATCCGCATAATTTTTAAATTCATTTACTTTTTCTGGACTAGTTCCAAAGATCCATACTAAGCTTTGTTTTAAAGGATCTAATTTATACGCATCTTCTCCGGGGGCTTTTTTATTATGCTCTTGAATAGCAGAAACTATATGAGATAATAAATAAACATCACTAGCTCCTTGCGTTCTTTTTTCTTTTACAAAACCAATAGGGTCGCTCATATCTAATACAACACGTTTTTTAGGATCTTTAAAATAAGAAGTAATATCTATAGGCCCTGCATTTAAAAATCGTTGTAATGCTTCTGCTTGGCCTTTTTCAACAATGCCTGAAATAGTTTTTTCTTTAGGTTTTAACTCTGTATCAACAACAGTAGTATAAGCACTACCACTTTTATCTAGCAGTTTTCCTTTAAAGTTTTCTTTAATTACTGGAGTTTTAATTTCTTCAGGAACAAACGCTTTAGCTTCTGGTAAAAGTAAAGTTTCAACTATAAAATTTATTGGATCATTTTCTTCTTCTTTTTTTTCTTCCTCATATTTTGCCGCTTGCGCCCTAACTTCAGGATCAAAAGGATTTGTTATTCTTCCAAAGCCTTGATACTTCTGAGGCGGTGTAAAAGTTCTTTGTTTTTCTTCTAAGATTTTTGTAATTTTTTTTTCAGGTTCAGGCGGTTCTTCTTTTTGTATTCTTTCAGGAACTACATTCCTTCCAGATAAAGAGGGAGGTACAAAGTCTCCTTTAAGACTAGAACCTCTTTGTTTTAATTTTTCTATTTCTTTTCCGATAGTAGGTTCTTTTTTAAAGGACTCAACCTGCTCAACAAGAGAAAGAGAAGGAACATATAGTTGTGAGCCTATCTTCATGGCATTTGGATCTGAAATACTATTTAACATTTGAAGCGATGCAACATCAGTATTATATTGCTTTGCTATAGAATATAAAGTGTCTCCCTTTTTTAAAGTATAACTAGCCATTTACTTGCACCTTCTTTTTTAAAGATTTTAATAATCCACCTGTTCGTACATTAAATCTTGGATCTTCTATATCAAACTCTTCAGCCGAAATATTTTTAAATTGATTAGGCTCAAACAAAATATAAGAGTATTCTTGTTTAGATTTCTTAGGAGTTTCAAAAGTATTTTTATATGCTATGGAGTCAAACCCCATAGATTGAAAAAATCTTTTAGTTAAATTATTTATATAGGCTCTTCTTATTTGATCTTTTTGTTTAAAAATAAAACTTGCTTCGCCTCCATCCTTACTTAATTCTGGTATTAATTGATCTTGTCTTTGAAACCATCGGATATATTTTCCTGCTTCTACATACAATTTACCTATGCCTTCATCTACAACTTCATCGCTAATATTAGATTGTTCTTTAATAGCATCTAGTAAATACGCAAGTTGTTCTCTCTCAGTAAGATAATTTTCTGCTCTCCAATCTCCAAAGTCTTTATCAATAACTAGTGGATTTTTAACAGAAATATATCCTCTAAACATAGTAGTATTCAAAGTTCGTGCAGAAATATCTTTTGGAATAGGTCTTTGGAATCTTTGAGTTATTTGTTTGCCTGACAAATTCATAGCTTCTTCTGCCATTCTTATCACGCCCATGTGTCTACCCGCAATAAACTCTGCTTGTTTTTGAGTGCCGATATGCATACCTGTTTCAAAAGGCATTATCACAGACTCTTGCCATTCAAAATCAAAACCATCTCTAGTTGTTCTAAAAAAGATTTTCTTTTCTTTAGAGTCTTTTAAAAAACGCTCTAAGTTTTCTTTCTTTTCTTTTTTAGTCAGGTTTAAATATAATGGATCTAAACCAGCTTTAGGCAATATAGGTAGCTGTGATCCAAAAGTTTGTAGCATTCTTCGCTCTTCAGCATCTAAAGAAGCTATTATTTTATTTGACATATTCTTACTGTCTTTTTTTATTTCAGGTAATTTTTTTAAATAATCTTTAACAGTACCTCTATTTTCATTTAAAAACCATTTTTCTGTGCCAAGATTTATTTTTTCATTTAAATAATTTTTATAGTTTTTAAGTGTATAATCAGTATTGTTTATTGCTCCGGGTATAGTTAGTAGTTTTTCTTGAATATAATTTCTGTAGTCTTGACCCGAAATCATTTTATTTTCAAGCTGTCCTTCTTTTTGAAAGTTATCTATCTGATCTTCAAAGTAACCTCTTGCTCTACTAAACTCTTCACTTCCTTGAAGGCGACCTTGAGGGTCAAAAAATTCTGGAAACTCTCCTTTCATATCTACTAAATTTTTATCATGCTTTTCATCTATTAAAGATCGTGTAGCCCTATCAACATATTCTTCCATTAAAGGATCTGTAGGCACATCAGGATCATTATGATGGTACACACCCTCTTCTATTTCATCTGCTACTCTTTTAACCATATCAGGATCAGGTCTAATTCCTTTTCTAGTTAAAGCTTTTGTTATAGTTCTAGATAGGCTACCAATTAAACCTCCAAATACATATCTTGTTCGTTCTTCATAAGTATCACTATAAGGTAGATTTGTATAAGGGTCTATACGATCTTCAGGATTTTCTATGACATTCTGCACATCCTTGACTTCTCCACCCTCTCGATAATCTGTTCTATATACTTTTCTTATACCTGTTACATCATCATATTTATCTTTAAAGTCTTTACCAAAAACTGTTTTATATGCTCCATATCCGGGTGCTTTAGTTGCTAAGAGACTTCCGGGGCCTATATATCCTAGTTTTATTAAATCTTGTCCGGGTATGCCAGTAGCAGAAATTGCAGCAGAAGCTAAATTGCCGCCTGTCATATCATAAGTTTTAGCTACTCTTTGCATTTGATCTAGGATAATACCATTACCACCCCATCTTGCTAACCCTTCTCCAGCAATCTGCGCTGCATTTTTTTCATCGTATCCTTCTCCACCAGTTCTTACATAGTTTAATCCAGAAGCTCCTGCGGTCATCATTAAAGCAGCCGCAATAGTATCTGGTGCGCTATAAGGATTTTTAAGACCTCTAACAAAATTCTTTAGTACAACATTAGTAAAAGCAGCAGGGTATCCCATTAGCTGAGTAAACATAGTTTTCATAGGATTATTAATAAAAGTAGAATTAACTCCTGCCCTACCACTAGTATCTAGTATAACTTCGTTTGTATATCTAGCCGCACCTTTTTTAATATCATAGTAAAAAGCATCATCAACATTTATTTCTCCATCATTTCTTTTAAGATAATTTAAACCTTGATCAATATCTACATTTAATTCAGTAAGTTGATCCCTTGCTAATCTAATTCTTTTAGATGGAGCAAGATTACCGTGATCTGCTATCATCTTTAAATTTTTATGTATTAAACTTTTACCAGCACTGTATGATGCAAGTTGTACAAATCTAGTCCAACCATCTAGTAAAACAATTTTAAAAAATTTATTATTAATATTCTGCATAGTTCTATTAGCGATAGATGCATCAGCTAAACGATCTACACTAGAAACAGCCGCATTATCTACAAAAAAGAAAAACTCTCTCATTTCATTTATAGCTTCAGGTCTGCTTAAATTATGATTTTTCATTAATTTATCAGCTAAACTAGCAGTCAACCACTTAGTTCCTTGATTTAACGCAAATCCCATTCCTTTTGCAGTCTGTCCTAGTCCAGCTTTTTGAACATTAATTAATACTTCTGTTAAACTTGAAATAGTAGATAAAGGTAGCGTTGCCATTCTTGTAAGCATCACATAACCATCTCTAATAAACTGACCTGCGGGGCCAAAATCTTCTAACTCTTCTCCAGTAATAGTTTTATATAAATGAAGAATTTGTTCTCTATCGCTTGCGCTAAAAGCACTCTTACCTCTTTTAGAAGTTACTTCTTCTGCTATTTTATCTACCCACATTTTTTCAAACTGAACAATATTATCTACACCTAAAACAGTTTTTTTAGCGTGTGTACCTGCCGCTTGAGTTATGTAGTTATAAATAACATTAGATATGTCATTATCTAAAAACTCACTGTATTTGTTATCGTCTTTAATTTTATCAAATATTCTTTTAGTAAAAAAACTATTACCAGAACTATGTAAATCACTACCTTTTTTATCTAGCATATCCATTACAATTTTATACGCTTCTTGTTCAGATTGAGCTTGACCATCTTCAAGCAACATCTTTGCAAGTTTCATTTCGCCTTGCCCTGCATATTTGCCTTTATCTAAAATAGGTTCAAATTTAGTACCGTAAAAATCTTTTATTATTGCAGAACGATCCCACAATCTAGGAAAATAATTGCTAATATCTACATCAGGATTAATATTTAAACGATCACTATCTTCTGCTACTTTATTAAATATATTAATTCTTATTTCATCAGCAGCCGCATTAATCTCATCAAACTCGCTACGTTCTCCTCTTAATGCCCTAGATAATAATTCAAAAGTAGTATCTTTCCCTTTGCCTCTCATAAAAGGTCTAATGTTTTCAAGAGTTCTCATAAAACTAGAATATAAACCACCTGCATATTCTTTATAAGTTTCGTTGTAATCAAAATTAACAGCTTCAGAATCTGACGAATAAGTTTTGTTAGCATCGTATCTTATTCTTGCTGCTAAGTCTGTAGCTATTTTTGAATCATTTAAAAATTGTGTTAAAATTTTAGTAGGCTTTCCAAAAAGATAAACACCATGTATTCGTTGTATTGCTTTAGATAGTCTTGCTCTAGCAGTATCAGGAGTAATCTGTCCTGTATTAACTTGTTGATGAATATCTGCGGCTTCTTCTGCTACTTGGTTACCTCCTCCAATATCGTCCGAAAACTTTTGACCTGCATTTAAAGATTGCTTCGGAGGATCTACATAATCTAAATCTTTAGCCATATCAATAATAGCATCATAGTGATCATACTTTGGAGGAGTGTAATTTATAGGTTCAATAACAAAAGGGTTTGGTCTTTCTGCTTGTTCTTTTTCTAATAAAGCATCTTTTTGTTTTTGTCTTTTTAATCTTTTTTCTTCTTTAGCTTGTTTCTTTGCATCCATATGATCTCTAAAATTACGCATAGATTTTTCTCTAAAAGTTCTAGAACTCTCTAGCGCATTATGATCTTTATAAATATTTTTATATTCATCATTCCAGCTTCTAGGAATAAAAGGACTTTGATCTACTTCATAATAAAAAGCCATATCTGATACATCTTCAATAGAAGGAATATCTCTACTTGCTTCGTAGTCTAATGCATTTTCTATAATCTCATTTGGATTAACATTATAATCTTTGGAGGCTTGCATGATCATTTCTTCTGTCATAAAACCACCATACAATCTTTCTTCTTTTTCTTCTAGTCTTGTTTTCTTTGAAGATTCTTTTGCTCTTTTTTGTTGCCACCTAGAAGGCCCCTCAACAGGTAACGCAGCCTCAATAAACTCTTCAGAGGTATCATAGTATACTTTTGTTTCTTTTGATTGTATATAAGGTATAGCTTCTATAACAATAGAGTCTTGTAAAGGTTCTCCTGTATCATTCTTAATGTTATTATGAACAACTTCTTCATCTATTGTTTTATTAAAAACTTTTTGATCATTATCGTTTTTAAATAAATTTCTTGTTTTAGAAGCAACATCAGGTATACCTCTTAAAGCTGTTCCAATCGCTGCTCCTCCTCCAAATCCTGTAATACCCGCAATACCCAAATCTCCATATTTAAATTCATCTTGTAAACCTAAAGCTAAATTAAGATTTTGTTGGCCTACATTAGCCACACCTCCATATATAAGACCAGAAGCTGCTCCTTGTGAGGCAAATCCAGTATATCCTGTACCTACATATTTAGCTGCTGCTTTCTTTAATAAAGGATTATTTGAAACCTGTGCTAATTTAATTAAACCTTTTATTCCTAAAGCTCCTATGCCTCCTCCTACATAAGTAGCAGGGTCATTAAGAACATGACCAGTATTTGAAACAATAGCATCTACCCATTCAGTAAATCCTTCAGGGCCTACATTATCAAACATAGTTTTTAATTTTGCATAGTTTTCTCTATCAAAATCATTAAACTCATCTGTCTGTAAAATTTGAGAAATAGCTCCAGCACTTAATAGTGCAGATTGTTGTTTTCTTAAATGAGAAATAACATCATCACCATCAAAGTATTTAGGTTTATCAAAAAAAGCATCAGTTATACCTTGATTAAAATAAGATGAAAAAGCATTACTATTTTCAATTTTTTCAACTAAAGGAACACCGTGTCTTAAAACAAAACTATTAGTGCTTAAATCATTTGTCGTTTTAGGAGTATCATCTATTGATGATGGACTTTTTAATAATAAATTATTTATTTCAGAGTCATCATATAATGAAGAAGTTACTATTGCCATACTATTTACCTATTGTTGTTGTGCTAAAGTATATAAACTTTCAACTTCTTGAAAAATTGATGTAGGTACTTCGTTTAGTTCTGGCTTTATTGTTCTACTTATAATTTTACCTTGGCTTACAATAAGTTTTGTCTTTATCATATTTTCATCAAACAAAAATTTATACGCATCATTTTTTTCATACTTTGTAAATGTATTGTATAATTCTGTTATTCTTCTTCTTATAGGGCCAAATTGATCTTTGTTTAATTCTTCTATTGCATCTTGTTTTAAAAAACGTAACTCTTCTAAAAATGGGCCTAAATTAGCTATGTCATTTATCATTTTTCCATCTATCTTAATACTTGGATTAACAGCATTAACTAACCCTATTGCTTCAAATGTTTCTAAATAAGAAGGCTCTGAAGTTGCAATTCTTCTACTAGAACCAAAATCAAGAGTAGATGTTGCAAGAGGGCCTTCATCATCAAACATCCTTCTTATATCAATCATACGAGCAGCGGTTGCAATATGCAAAGATAATTCTTTATCGTTTTGATCATAGTCTGCAATTTTAAAATTACTCCTTATACGAGCCGCATTTTTAACAGTATGTTTATCTTTATTTGCTATTTGAGCATTTATTACAGAATCAGGAGTTTCTGATGAAAAAGCATCACCTCCATTATAAGATTTATTATCTATGTCAGTGTAGTCTCCAAAAACTTGAGGTCTTCCTTCTGCTACAGGAGTTAAATTAATATATTCTTTGAACATATTATTAGCAGTTGTACTTGCTTGATCTGAAATACCTTGAACTCCTTCTTCATCTACTCCTAAATATTTATACCTTACAAAAGGTTCTTGAGGTTGTCCTTTTACTATACTATAAACAGTTTGTCGCTGAACTAAATCTCCAGATATATTTAAATCTTTTGTTTCAAAACGCTCTCCGTTTAGTTGATCTGCAAATTTTTGGCTTCCATCTTCATAAATGCGGAAGGTTCGTGTTTGATCTCTGTCATTTGCCCTTACTACTTTAGTAAACCCTAAAGTTACATCAATACCATCTATTGTATGTTTTTCAGTTTTAAATTCTCTACTCTTTTCAATATTATAATCAGCATCAGTATATCTATTTTTTTCAAACTCTTTTCCAACTTTAACTGCATCTTTAACATCTAAACCTTGATACATTAACCTACTAATTAAGTTAACACCTTCTGCTGTTTTTACAAGATTAGAATTAACAATTTTTGCTTCAGCTTTAATTGCATTACCATCTTTACCTGTAAATAATTTTTTAGCTGCTTGAAAAACTGCACCAGTTGCATTATCAGCAATACCATCATTAACTAAAATAAATCTTTGGAAATCCTCTTTAGTATTGTTCATTCTATTTGCTGCTGCATTTCCTGCTACAAATAAAGGCATAAAAGTTTTATCAACATATTCTTCAAGTCGTTGATCAAGATATTTATCTATCCCATCTTTTGTATAAGTTTTTTCATCTATATTTTTAAATAGTTCTTTTTCAAATATAGGTCTAAATTTTTGAATAGCCCATGCTCTTCGGCCCCCCGCAAAATTAGTAGCTTCTGCCCAATCTTGTTTTAGCTTTATAGCATTATCTACACCATTATTATATTTAGCTGTAGCAGCTTGTATTGCTTCTCTTTGTTGAAACTCAAAAGCTTTTTTATTTGCTCTAGTGTTAAAGAAATTAGTTACGCCCCCTACTGCTGCATTAACTGCAAACTCTTTAAGAGAATCTATTAATTGATTACCACCTCCCGCTTCTGCTGCTGCTCTTCTTTCTTCTCCTTTTTTAGCAGCTTGTGCCGAAAGCTGTTGACCTAACTGATCTAAGTTTAAATCTTCATTATCACCTAACATTATTGTTCCTTATCTAGTAAGCTTGGAAGTTTTTCAGAAACTTCATCTATTTTTTCTTCGAGTTCAGGGCTGACTGATTGGACTTCAGGATCTTGAAGATTTTTAAGAACATTAAATTTTGTCTTAGTAGTAAATTGAGATTCGTAGTTTTCTTCTTCATCATCATCAACATCTAATACAAAATCAATATCAGCTCTTTCTGCTAAAGATGCTAACATATATACAGTCGGCTCTAGTAACAACATCATTAAATCAGGATTCCATTTACCTTCATTAAAACCTTTAAATAAAATAATCTGAGCAAGGCTTAATACAGGAGTTCCTTTATCAAGTAAAGATATAATAGCAGGGTACATATCCTCATCCGTAAGTTCTTCAAAAAGATATTCAGAAGCTTTATATACAGAATTAAACTCCGTAGGTTTTTCCCAAGGATAAGGTTCTTCAGGACTATTTACTAAAGATTCTCCGGGTATAGGTCTATTAAAAGCTACTTTAAATAAAGGATCATTAGGATTTTCTACAGCCATTATGCCATTCCCCCGGCTCTTGGAGCAAATTGTCGATAAGTACCAGCACCTAAATTCATATTAAATATATCTAAAGATTGATTTAAGTATGCTCCTCCTCCAAACGCAGGAGCATTATAAGCTTGATTATAAACATCATTCATAGGGGTAGCCGCTGTAATTTGAACTGTACCAGCATCTACAGGTTGCCCATAAGAACCTACAAATTCTTCAGGGGGTGCTTCTTGCCCTCCACCAAGTATTGACTGTGTTGCAACACTTCTAATTTGAGAACCAATAGCTTCTCCTGTTTGTCGTTTAAATCCTTGACCAAAAGTTTCTCCGGGTTCAAGCTTAAAAACTTTATCTCTAAAAAATTCTTTTGTACTATCACCTATACTACTAGTTGCTCCTGATAAATCTACATCAGTAGTAAAACCTTTTTCTGGACTAAAATCACTTCCTAATAATAAAGACTCTTTATCAGTACCTACTAAAGACTCTGGAGCAGCACCTAGTAGAGAAGAAGCATCAGTTTTAAAAGGTGCTTCAGTTCCAAAACCTCTTTCTAAATTATAATTAGGTAATGATTGAGCTTCTATAGAAGTTCCTGCCGCTGCATCTACACTAAAAGGTGTGTCAGTTTTAAAAGGTGCTTCAGGTATTGACGAAGCATCAAAGTTTTGAACCATATCAGGACTAACAGATTTATTTAATGACTCATAGTTAACATCACTTGGATTAACAGCAGGTAGACCTGATCCTAGCGTATATCCGGGTATTGTTTTATCTACTGGCATTTTATTAAAATCTAAATTAATTTTCATGCCTTGTTTCATTTGAGTTAAATCAGTAGCTCCATTTAATCTTTGTAATTGCCCTTCAGATAGTCCTGTAGTTTTACTTAAAGATTTTAAAGTCATATCTTTTGTTGCAGTTATACTAGATTTAAAAGGATCAAAAATTCTTTTTGCATCTGTGGATATTTTATTAAATACACCTTCTTCGCCAAAAAAATCAGGAGTAGCACTTTGTATATTTATACCCGGAAGTTTATTTAAAGCAGTTTTACCAAATTCCATAATACCATTGGTTACTGTTTTAAAAGCATTGACTCCTGTTTGTACAAAGCTGTGCGCTCCTTTAAGAACAGTACCTGCTCCTTTAACAACAGTAGTTAAAGCTTTACCAGCTAAACCTCCAAATTTACTAGTGAACCCTGCCATCTTACCTGCCATTGCTCCAAAGCCCTTTAAGAGCGCACCTCCTATCCCCGGTAGGATAAACATCATTGCAAGCTGTCCAACTATACCAAGTTTACCCATAAACTTTCCAAATTTTTTAAAGGCTCTTTTAATTCCTTTTCCAATTTTTTTAAAAACTTTACCGATACCTTTGAATATTTTTTTAAAAAATCCCATAGTTTTACCCCACTTTACCAGTTCTATATAGACCATCAATATCAGCTACTAAATCATCTGGTCTAACTTTAGATTTTTCAGCTACTGATGTTTCATTAGCAATAGCTGTTGCATATAAAGTTGTTCTTCGTTGTTGATCATTTTCATAATTCTGTCTAAGATACGCTGCTTGATCTCGTAACTCTTGCCATATAAAATTTTGCTCTGCACTACTAATAGCAAAAGCTTGTTGAGCATTAAGCATATTAGAAGCATTCTGTGCTGCATTATCTATAGTGTTTGCTTTTCTTCTCCATTCAATGTTAGACTGTTCTACAGCCTGTGCGTTCTGAGCATTCCATGTATCTCTTTGAAGATCCATTTGTTCATTAAATTGTTTTACTTGTACACTCATTTGAGTATCAAACTTGGCTGCTGCCATATCATTTGCTGCATTTTGAGCAGCTATTTTATTTGCCTCTGCTGCATTAAACTGTGCCATTGAATTAGTTTGAGCAGTATTAAATTGATTCATATTAGCTTCAAGATTAGCCATGAACTGATTTGTTTGATTTTCAGAAACAGCATTAAATTGTAGTGCTGCATTTTCGGCAGATTGATTAGATAATATTCTTTGTTGTTTTAATTGTTGATCTAATACTAAAGCTTGTTGTTCGTTTGATAAGTTTGCTAAATCCATTTTAAGAAAATTTTGAGCATTAGTAATAGCTAATTTAGTTCGTTGATCTGCTGCTGCTAAATCCATTTGAGCCATTAGTGTTGCATTTTGAACAGCACTTTGTTGTCTAGCATTATAATCTGTTAAAGTAGCAGTCTGCATAAATTTACTATTAGCAAGCTCTACTTGTTGTTCAGCACTAAATTGAGCCATATCTACTTTAGCAACCATGTTTGCATTTGATATAGCTCTCTGTTGATCTACAGTTAGCTGTGCTTGATTCATATCGGCAGCAATTTTATTAGATAGTAAATTAGTCTGCAATCTAGCATTAAGATTAGCTAGTTCAGTTTGCTGCGCTGCATTAAGATTTTCAGATGAAGCTTGATTTTGAGCAGTAAGATTAGCAAGTCTCATTTGTTGATCATTACTAAGATTAGCAAGTTCCATTTGTTGTTTAAATGCTGCGTTCTTTTCTAAGAAACTTGCAGCTATTTGGCGGTCTTGTATTAAAGCTTGTTGTTCATTAGAAAGATTTTGTGCTGCTCTTTGTTGTAGTGCTGTAGCATTTGATTGTGCAATAGGAACAGCACTTTGTATAATAGCATTGAATAGAGCATCTCTACCTACTGTAGAGGCTGACAAACCTCTTTTAGCTAACATCTGTTCTACAGCCGCTACTGCTGGTCTAGCCCAAGAAGGAGGATTACCTTCTTCCATTCCAGATAATAATGATTCTATTTGAGTAGAAACTAAAGCTTCTTTAGGTAAAGCTGCTACAGCCCCTAAAGATTCTTGAGATTGTTCTTCTACATTTAATCTTCCTATATCATTAGCAATTTCATTAGCAACATCCGCAGGTAAATCATAATCAGCCGCTAATTGATTTGCTACTAATTCTTTTGCTTTTTGACCTGTTACTGTTCTTGGTTTTCTTTTAGAACTTCCAAATCCATATTCATTTAATATTTGAGCAGCTTGACCATCTGGTGCTGGCATTCCTATTACAGCTTCTCTTTCATTTTTTTCGGCAGGATCTGTTTCTACTATATCAGTAGTTTGTCCTTCTACTCTTCCTACAAAAGCATCATCAGAAATTTGGTAATCTGCTGCCCTTGCTAAAGATCGTTCTTCTGCTTCTGCATCTCTTTTTGCTGCTTCAGATCTTTCTGTTAATGTAGGGCCTTCTGCTTCTGCAATACGAGAAACTCTGCCTTTAGCTGCTTCTGTTGGATCTAATTCTTCTGCACGAACTGCATCATAACTAGCAGCCTCTATAGCATCAGGTGTTTCCGCAGTTGCGGTATCTGCTGTTGTTTGTTGAATAGTAGTTCTTTCTATATCTGTAGGATCAGTAATATCTTCATAAGCATCTAGTTGCTGAACATCTGTACTTATACCTGCTTTAAGTTTTTCTTCATCTGTTCTTGCATCTCCAACTCTTAATTTTTTAACTCTAGCTCTTGTAGGCGTGAAAGTTTTAGTAGTAGGATCATCTGTACGAGCTTTACCTAGCAAGTCTCTTGCAGGATCTTTTTTTGTAGGATCAAGTTTTTGATCTTCTTTTTTATCTTTTGTTGCTTTTGTATCCGCTGCATCTTGCGCTGCTTTTTCTGCTGCCTGTTCGTCTACATCACTAAATTCAGATAAATTATCTGGCCCACTTCGTCCCATTTTTCCTCTCCCTGTTTCACCTACTTGGACAGTTCTACCACGTTTATCTACTTTTGTAGTTGTTCTTGCTTTCTTTTTAAATGGAGCTGAAATAGGAGATACTGTTTGACCAACACCTTCTCCCGATGCTTCTATACCTGTTGCTGTAGCTATTTGACCTGTACGTTTACCAACTCTACCTACTGTAGTTGAAACGTCTCCTACAGATCTACTTACTACTCCAGCACCT